CTGCAGAACCTACGTTAATTCTAGTAATTCCACTACTACCAGTACCAATGTTTATTGTCTTTGTGGTTTGAGATAACCCAATACCAGTTGCAATATTAACTGTTTGGGAATTAGTAGATATACCAAGAGTTACTGAACCAGTTTGATTAGTTCCACCAGCAGTCCAAGTTCCTGTTGTTTGGGTACTTCCCAAATCAATAGTTTGAGTAGTTTGAGATAATGTAAATGCAGCACTGCCAAATGTTTTAGCACCAGTAAAAGTTTGAGTAACACCTAAAGTTGCAAATGTGTCTGTACTAGTAATCAAAGGCAATGTGATAGTTCTATCTGCAGTAATTGCAGATGCCGTAATAGAATACTCAAAAGTATTTGCTGGATTTCTAATCTTAAGATTGCTTGAGGATACTGTGGAAATACCAGAAGCACTAAAAGTAGTAACAGAAGCAATTCCACCAATTACATTGGTTGCAATTCCAGCAGTACTTGCATATCCAATACTATTTGTTATATTTGTTCCATCTCCAATGGCACTATAAATTTCACTAAAGTTACTATTAATCTTGATAGCACCTTGAGACAAAGTATCTCCAGTGCTATCATTTGGTGAGGTTCCAGTAAATATTCCTAGTTTCGCCATTATTTAATAGACTGCCTTTTTGTTTATTTATGTTTTAATTTGAGTCGAATGTAACTGTAGTCAAATCAAATGAATTCCAAAGTGTATCATCAAATTTTTTGTTTATACCATAAGCAAATGTATTTTCCACAGATGTATTTGCTATTCCAGTTGGGTTAAACTCCGAAATTGTTCCAGAATATAATATCTTTTGACCTGTTTGGAAATTATGATTTGGAAGATTAATTATATCATTGTCAATATTAACAACACTATTGGAAGAACTATTAAATTCACGATAAAATAAAGGTGTTCCTTTACTAGTCAAACTAAAAGATTTAATTCCAACAACAGAATTTCCAGGAAGTCTTCTTCTAATTTTTACATTAGAAGTTTGGGTTCCGTGATTTAATTTATGTGGAAGATTCAATCTTACACTTCCAACACCAATTTCAGTAATAACAGTATTGTCTGGAATAAGTAAAGTGGAAAATCCAACATAATCACCAACATTTAAATTATCAGTAGTAAGATTTATATAATATGGATAAAAACTATCAAATGATGCAGATGTTGACGCAATTGAAATATATTCATTTGAACCATTAAATTTATCACTTATATCATCCATCAACAAAACTTTATTTGTTTTACTCAGAATGTATGGTTTAAGTGCTCGTCCAAAAATAGGTCCAATTACACCAACACCAGCAACGTTTGCTTCTGCTGCTCCAATATTTACCCTTTCGATAGACCCATCTTCAAATAAACTTTCTTCATCTTCTGTGACTAATGAGAAATTATTTCGGTTATAAAATGATGACAAATTATCAATATTTACAACTAAATCTAATGTAGAGTTTGCAATTCCAACCTTTAGATTTTTTGTTGAAGTATATGAAATAGAACTAATTACATCCAAATCAGAAAATTCTTTAAATCCTGCTGGATGAATAATAGAACGAACTGGTTCTTTCCATACATCATAAGGAATTTCACCCTTAATTGAATATGAAAATTTCTGATAATAAGAATTATCAGAAATTCTTTGTTGATAATTATTTAAAAATCCAATTTCATTTCCAGCATCATTAACTTTGTCTCTTATAACTCCAAGTGTTGATTTTAAGTTAAATTTATTAACAAATTCAACAGTACCATTTAATAATGATTTTTCACCCTTTAGTTTATTTCCAACTTCCAATTCACCTTTTGCACCAATTAATCGTAATTGGTTAATATCGTTATCCCAACCATTTTCCATGACGGTTGCGGAAAATACTGAATTTCCAACATTATCAAATCCAGTAACTTTTTCACCTGAAATATAACTTAAATCATCAATGAGAACCATCTCAAATTCTGGCATATCCTTTTTATTAATAACAACTCCATATCCATAAGTATTGATATAATTGCCTTCAAGATTGTCTTGATTGAGATTTAAATTATCCTTTACACCAGTCATACTAAAAGTCACAGTAAAGTTTTCTGAACTTATTCCAGTTACAGTAAAAAACTTATATCCATAATCTTTTGAATTGAAATTATCTTTTGTTTTATCTTGCTGCCTACATTTTTCTATAAAAATTTCATCTCCAATAGCAAATGGGAATATAGTTTCAGTTTTTCCATATCCTGTTGTAATTAATGGATACAATTGATTATCATTTAGTAATTCTAAAGTAACTATAGAACCATCATTTGTTGCTACAATATCATCAATCTCATATCCATTAGAATTGTTTATAGGTACAATTCTCAATGGTGTTGTCAAATCATTAGTATTTTCAACAACTTTTACTCCAACAATACTTCCACTTTGCAATTCTGCAGATAACTTTATCTTATCATTCCCAATAACTTTAAGTGATGGTGCAGTATTATATCCTTTCCCTCCAGTTGTTATGCCAACATAATCAATTCTTAAAATATCTTTAATTTGAACGATTGCTGGAGCACTTAAAAATGGTGTTAATGTGATGTCAGTTGGGTAATTAAATCCATCTTTAACTCTTTCTAAATGATTAACTTTTCCTATTGTAGAAGATGATGATTTTAGAATTGCATTTTTACCAGAAATAGTTTCAATTGAAGAAATTTTTGGTAATTTTGTATATCTTTTTCCACCAAAATTAACTTTTATTTTTGATATTGAACCAGTTGCATTCGTGGAATTTGTATCATAAAAAATAGTAGATACTCCACTCGAAATTGTGTATAATGTATTTTCTGGTTTTGTATTTAAATTAAACTTAAATGCAGTACTTCCAATTCCTATAATTGGATATTCATTATTAAATGTGCTAGGAACTATTTTAATTCTATTATTTGCAATAACTTCTGTATCAGAAGAAATCTGGAATAATTCAGAAAAAGAACTTTCTGATGGTATTAAATTGTAATATATTTCATTTGGAACATCAGTCGTTTGAGTATTTAATTTTCTATTATTATTGTCAATATATTTAAAACTTTCAATTTCTTTAACAAAATTTGGATCTTTATATAATCTCAAATCCATCCCAGAAGCATCACTCAAATCAAAAGTTAATGAATCTCCTTTAGTTAAACTAACTGATGGATTTATAAGTGCTATACTATGAGTAGATACACCAACACTTGTGAAACTAATGCAAGTTCCAACAGTTGTATCATACAGATAATTTGATAATTTTATTTTATCTGGGTCTTGCTTTAGGATATAATAAGTTTTATTATCATCCAATCCACCAATAACAGTATTACCATTAGTATAATAAACAACTTTATCACCAGTTTTTAATTTATTATCAATTATAGTAATTTCATTTGTTTGTGTATTTACACCAACCGAAGAAGCATTAAAGTTAATTTTGTCTGTTGTAATTTTTCTAAGTTTGGAATCATATCTTAATTTTATTGTATTGGAAAAACTTGGATATACATTAAATTTTATTTTATCGTCTGTTTCCAGTCCGTGAGTTTGTGCGGTTGAAACAATAACAGAGTAATTTTCAAAAGTTCCAGTAATTTTAGAATATTGTGTTGTTAATGAATGTGCTAGTCCAATATTTGTTGTTGGTGAAAAGAAGTATAATGAATTATTTGTTGTTCCAATTCCTGTGATTGTTGTGAATCCCAAAGTGGATAATCCAATATAATCGTTTCCTAAATTGACCGCATATACTGTTTGGTTTTGATTTATTCTAAATGTAGAACCTGCACCAGTATTTGATACTATGATTCCAGTTCCACCCAATCCAACATTATAAGTTAAAGATTGTCCTGTATAATATTTGTGATTTGGTAAATAAATTGAACGAGATGGAACAAATTTGTCATATATTGATCTTTGAATGGAAACAACAGTGGTAGATATCCCACCACCAAGACTGTGATTTGGTGAAATTTGGATACTTCCAATTCCAACACTTATAATAGTTGTTCCAGCAGAAACATTAGTTCCAGAAACATAATCACCAATTTGTAATGCAATAGTATTAATTCCAATATAATTGGTTATTGCTGCATCAAATGAACCAAAATCAGTTTTAATACCAACAAGTTTGTAATAATTTGTTCCACTAGTACCTATTCCTATTGTATTAGTAGGATTGAAGTAAATAGTTTTGTTTTCAATGATAGTATCATCATACTGTGAGGCATTGAATGTAAATGTATTGGGAAGCAATGCCACAGAAACGATACCTACAGTATGAATTCCAGCATAATTTTCATATCGATTTACAAATAATTTTGACTCAGAAGATGATATATCAATAACTCTTAAAGTTTCTGTACCAATTTTAATTAAGTTATCAACTTCAAACCCAGAAATATCATTTACACTAATATGAGTTGTTACACCAGTAGTTGATTGATTTGGAACATCATTTATTAACCCAACAGTCTTTTGATTTACTAATACTTTTTTAAATCCTTGGATATAATTATAAGGACTAGAAGAAATAGAAGTAACTAAAATTTCATCATTTGTAATCAAATTATGAGGTATTTTTGCAATTCCTTTTACTCTAGTTCCCTTTGTGATAAAAGTAACACCAGAAAAAGTAGATACTCCAATTTGAATATTTGAAACTTCTTTTCCTTCAACTCTTGATATTGCAGCAGATATCCCAGTTCCCCCAGAGGTTAAATTATCAAAGACAAGATTATCTCCTGTTTTGTAATCTTGACCTGTATCATAAATTGATATGGAATTTATACCAGAAGATTGTATTTGTTTTACTATAAATTCTTGTTTATATTTTGATTCAATTTTATTAATTAAATCATAAGATGCATATGAAGAATTTAAATAATATGGTCCAGTATTTCTTACTATATCCAAATTATCAAAATCTAATTCTTGATTAAATGAAGGTTCAAAATTTTCTTGTATTGGAATATCTTTAAACTCCGAACCAATTAAATATGGATATTCTGGGTTTCCTTCATCATCGAGGCTAAGAAAATATCCATAGTTAATATTTGGGAAATCGTCATTATCTATAAACATCCCATTATATTTGTCTAAATCACCATTAGATTTTGCTTTATCGTAATAAAAATCTTGAACAAAGAATCCAGAATTAAAATTTGGTCTCAAATTTAAATTAACTAAATTTGATACTTCAAACTCAGTAATTTTATTGTAACTCGATTTTAATTGTTTAATTTGTCCATTTATTTTGCCATAAGGACCAAAAATAGGATTTCCATCATATGCCCATCCTAAAATTTGATATGGATTTGTTGATCCTTTTGGTGGATTTTCTGTGCCATTTATATTGATAAAATTATTTAAATTTTTTCTTAATTTTTTAGATGGGTAATAATTTACAAATTGCAATCCAAAATCATCATTATCACTTGGTACAATAACACCTTCATCTTCAAAATTTATAATTGACTTATTTCTTTCAATTTGATTTAATTTCCATTCAAAAACATTGCCTATAAATCTAGCACCAGAACCTCTTTTTTTTATGTCTAATGATGTATTTGTTTTATCATAGTTTAACCCAGAATTAATAACTGAAACTTGAGTTATTTTTCCATTTACTACGGTTGGATGCAATTCAGCATATTTTCCACTTTCACTAGTGACGACTATATCAATATCATTTGAATAACCATTTCCCGCATTTAATATTTGAACGTCAACAATTAAACCATCAGAAATAATAGGTTTCAATAAAGCTTTAGATGTGTAATTACTTACAGTAACCAATGGTTTTCTGTGAAAATTAATAATGTCTGGTGTTCCATAATTACTTCCATTATTTTCTACAAAAATGTTATCAAAAGATCCAAGAACAATTGGGTCTAATGATGGTTTTATAATTGTGGTAGTAATTCCACTAATTGAATCGACATTAATTTCAATTGGTGGATATGAAAATTTATGAGTTCCTACTCCAACAGAATTAAAATTTACATATTTTTTATTAATATAGTTTTCTCTAGAAATATTTGTGGCAATTCCAGCAATTGATAATTTAAATTTATTTTCATCAACTACAGTAACATAATAATTAATCTGAGTGGATAAACCAGATATTACAGTATCTGATGTTGTGTATAATACTAAATCTTCATTTTTAAAATTATGATTTTTTGCAAAAATATAATTATCAAAAGTATTGATGCCAACAGTAGTATTATCTGCAGATAATATTGATGGAACTGCTACAAATCTATTTGAATATCCAGAACCACCATTCTTTACATATATTTTTGTTATTGTATTTTTTGAATTTACTGTAGTTAAACTGTGAACTCCAGAATAACCTATACCACTAATCGAAATAGTATTGATTCCAGATACGGAATCATTTTTTGTATTATATAATTTTATTTGTGTTGTGCTAGTTACACCAACAAAATATGAAGCACCATTAATAAGGGGAGATATGGAAGTATTTGAATTTTTATTATAAAAAACTTCTTCAAAATTATCAAAATTGTGATTTTGTGAAAAATTAATACTATTGCTGTATATACTAGTTGCTTTAAAATTTGAAGTAATTCTTTTTTTTACTAAATTTGATTCCAATACAGCACCAGAACCATTTCCACCAGTTAAAGTAATTTTTGGTTTTGATTGATAACCAATTCCTGGTGATAATAATTTTACTTCCTTCAGACTTCCTGTTATACATCCATTTGCAATGGCACCGAAACCAGAATTATCTTCAATACTTATTCCAGAAAAATTAATTACATCATATCCTTCACCTTTACCATCAATGAATACTGAATCTAATTTTCCATAGTAAATATTATCTTGAAAAATAGTTGTTGAAAATAGTTCAACTCCGTCTGCTAAAATACCTATTTTTTTATTGATTGTATTTCTTTTTTCTGGGTCATCGAAAAATTGGTTTTTCTTAATTAAATTAAATTTTTTAAATAATTTTTGGTGTTCTAATGTTTTATTTTGATAATTTAATTGTACAAAAGAATCTTCATTCCCTACATTCGAAAATTTAATATAAGTTTTGGTATATAAGTCAGTATTACTATAAGAAAGTTTAATATTATTCTCATCATATTTTGTCAAAAAGTAGATAGAAGTTTTAATTCCAGAATTAGAAGATGGGCTATAATAAATTTTTTCTCCAGTGTAAAAATTATGATTGGGACAATTTAATACACTTGTAATCCCTACACTATCAATCCAATTTGGATTTGTGGTTTTAGTAACTTTTGTTTTTCTATCTGTTGCATAAATTGTGTCATGTGGTAAACCAGAAGAAGTGACATAAAAATTATCAAAATTATAGTCAACATAAGTATTTTGCACTCCTGTTGGTAAAATCGAAATTGATGAAAAATAATTTAAAGCACTACTTGCCTTTTTAATTGTTTTTTTAATTTCAGTTTTTGATGCTATATTTAAATTTGTTTCATTAATATCAACATAATACCCATTAGCATTAAAACCATAATCTTTTACACTTACCGATAAAATATTATCATTTTCATCATCTGGATTTAATAAGTCAAATCTATCTCCAATAATAAAATTTAAATTATCATAAAAATATAATCTACTACCATTAATAGATTTTATTTTATGAGATGATGGGATATTATAATTCCAAAAATTAAATTCTTTTCTATCATTCAAATCAATTCCGAATGAAGAAAGTTGTATTTTGTCTCCAACTCTTAAACTAGATGTTTGCGAATAATCAATAGTATCAATAATATTAATTAATCTAAATTCAACTTTAGTTCCATCATCTAGATATGAATATAAAAAGTTTTCCTCTACTAATTCTTCTCCAAAGTTTAAATCCGCAATAACACCAGAAACTCCAAGAAATTCTGTTAAAGTTTTATCCGTATAAGATAAAGTTATTGGATTTGCTAAATTTGATGTTTTTATAAACAAAGAACCACTTTTATTAAATCCAACTGTAGAATCTACTATAATAAACGAAGACCCTTCGACAACAGACTCTGCAATATTTGTTTTTTTAGTTGGTTCAAAATTAAATACAAATGAAGTGGAATCTAAAGAAATTTCATATAAATCTCGGTCATCTACTGGTCTATACTCTACATTATAAACAGCAGCACTAGCAGTTTTGCCATTACTTAAAGTTTCAAATATAGTTTTTCCTTTTAATTGTTTTCTTAAAACAGAATCATTAACTCTGAATGTTTCATCTCTAACTATCTGCTCGACCAAAATATTCTTAGTAATCAAATAATTATTATCAGAAGGTCTCAACAAATAATCTTGTGGTTTGAGAACTTCAATATTTTTACTAAAAAGAACATTGAATAAAATTTTATAAGAAGTATCAGTTCCTTTTGAAATATAAAAATCTTTTGCTCTAGATAAAATATTTTTTAAATTTAATCCTGTTACAAACTGTCTATCCTCAAATCCAGGTAAAAATTGAGTTTTAAACTTTTTAAATATTTCATTAAAGAATAATAAATTTAAATTCGTTACTGTTCCATCAACACTATGTGATGTAGAATCAGTAGATGAAAATACAAAAGAATCATTATTTGAATGTTTGTCTATCCCACTAAATCCACGAATACATCCAGTAAAACTATTTGTAGTAATACCAGTATATGTAATAATTTCATCATCAATTTTCAATAAACCATATTTTTGCGGAAATCCAATTGTATGATTGACTACAATTACATCATCAAAAGATGTTACATCTTTTGTTAAGATACAAGGAACTGCTGTAGTATAAAATGTTTCAGTATTAAAATTATCAATACTCTTATATTGTTGTAAATTGACTGCTAAATCTACAACACCAGTTTGATGTTCTTGAGAAATATAGTATTGCTCTAAAAATTCTCTAAAAAGTGGTGAATCATCATTCAAAAATTCTGGAATTTGTGATTCAACAATAGATTGAATTTTTACTCTTTTGATTTCCGACATCTTATCTTGTATAATTTCCGTTTACGTAACTTGATGTGACCGCATATTGTGTTGCTGAAGTATTTTCACCAGATGTAATCACATCTTCTAGCACACTTACATTAAGTTTAGTAGTATCTAGTTCCAAGTATATATCCTTCAACGCAAGGACATCATTTGACTCTGGTATTGCTTCTATTTCAATACCAGCAGTGCTTGTAGATGATGTGAATGTGATTGTGGTCAATTTAATTTCACCTCTCATATAATCCACAGTTCCAGCATTATTATTTACAATTACAGGGACACCATCAACCAATTTAAAGAAAAATATAGTTCCAATTTCATCAGTTTTTGGAATATCACTCATATACAAAGTTCCACTTACATCTTGCACTGTAAATCCAGTCGATTTTATATTATACCCTCTACCATCAGAATTTAATTTTTTGATATGAAACTCATTTCCAAAGCATATTTCATATGTTGCTAATTTATTAAACTCAGGTTGCAAATCCCTTCTGATTTTAATTTTAGTAATATTTGAAGTAATAGATGTGCTTGTATTATCAATCAAAGAAGAAACTTTACTATATTTAAATCTACCACCAAAACTATTCAATTCAGTTGATTTACTATAAGATTCTAAATTTTTTGTAACTCTTAGTTGTAAATTATTTGGATCTATTGTAGTACTTTTATCATAGTAAACTGTTGTATCCAACTCAACATACATATATTTCAAATCAATAATTTCTGGTTTAATTCCAGCAATTGAATATTGTCTTAAATCTTTTTTAATACTATCTTTTGTAATTTGTGAAAGATATTTACCATTTCTTGGTTTAATTGAAATATAAACTTTACCGTACTCTGGTGGATCTAACTCATCTCCACCATATGCTGTTACAGTGTCTACATTTGGAAATATATATGGGATTAGACCTTTGTAGTCATTTGCCGTTACTGCACGGTATTGTGATGCATATACCCTAGGTCCAAGATACTTAATTGAATCAATTGATTCGATGTCATCACCATTTTCTGATGATTGTGTAGTAGTTAATAAAGAAATATTGTTTGTAATTGAAGTGCTATTATTATCAGTTAAAATTCCAGAAAAAGTAAAGTTTGCTGCACCATTTGCATCTCTTCCATTGGTAATAATATAACTGATAAAAATAGTGCTTCCACTAATTGGTTTTTTCCCTATAACATCATCACCAAATAGAATCTCATATTTCTCATCATCTATTTCTTGTATCAGAAAAAGTTTTGAATCTTTATTTACTTGGAAAATATTTTCATATGATTGATACTTTTCCGTAATCACACCAGTAACTTTCACACGAATTGTAGATGAATCTACACCAGTATTTGGAATTGTAAATCTTTGATTTGATTGTGATTTATCTACTGTATATGTTTTTGTTAAATATGAACCTTCATAGATATCAATCCCAGTAAAATTTGCATATCCATTATTATCGACTACTACTGTGATATCCTCTGGAATTGAAAAGATATAATTACCATTTTCAACAGCACCTAAAGCAACGATTCCTGCCTTCAGAGTGACTGTTTTTGAATTTAACCCTGTTGTATTAACTGTAAAACTAACTTTTGCTTTTGATGCTCTTTTGGATCTGGGAACATATCCAATATTACGTGCAAGAGAGACTACATTTTCTCGAAGAGTTGCACTATCAATAAAGGATTCATTCACTGCCATGTTTGTATTGAAGGCAGTGATATAAGAGTTGTATGCTAGTATATCAATTAAACTTGAAAAATTAGAACCTTCAAAATCAAAATCCGTAAAATTGCTATTCGATCTCAGATAGTCCTTTATCTGAGTACGTAAATCATTAAAATCTAGATTTGTGAAATTATTGAAGGACATTATATTCTAGTTGGTTGTAAAAGAAACTCTATATTTTGAGGAGGAAATGGAAGTCCAACAATATCATAAGAAATTTTTACATTTAATTCATTTGAATCTTCTATGGATTCGACAATTACATCTCTTACTACAATTCTTGGTTCAAAGTTACTTAATACTGTTTTAATTTCTTCATCAAGTATTGTCGAAACTTCTGGTCCATTTAGTTCAAATAAAGAATTATCAACAGAGGTTCCCAATAAATTATTGAAGAACCTCTCACCAATACGAGTTCTGACTAAGTTAATAACAGATTTTTTAATTGCATCCTCATTTCTTAATATAAGAATGTCATTTGTCACTGGATGTCTAGAAAAAGACAAACTAATGTCCTTAAAACTTCTAGAAATACTAAGCATTTAAACAATGAGTATATTTAATATATCTATAATACTTTTTAAATCATTTTTCCGTATGTTGGTTCAGTTCCATAGTCCCAATCATCATAATCTTCATCATTTCTGATTTTTTCATGCAATTCAGTTTGTTTTTTTAGATTATGCTTTGGAGCATTATCGTGCATAATCTCTTGAATTACTCTCTTTGGTTTTTCTGTATCAATATCAGTGATGAGTCTTGCAGTTCCCCACATTTCTCTCATATAATTTTTATCTCGATCAACTTGGTAAAATGACATTTTAGCTCCTCTGTTTTTAAATTTAAAAACAGAACTTTTAAGGAGGTTGCTATCTCCTTTAAGTATTTAACGATCAATGAATTTAAGGTTATATTTTTCTGAATTTAAGTACTTTAAAAGTTCAATTGCAATAATTTTAGGATTTCCATCACCACAGGTATAAACATCAATCGCAATGCACCCATTTTCTGGCCAAGTATGACAAGAAACGTGACTTTCTGCAAGTGCAATTACAATTGTACATCCTTGAGGAAGAAAGCAATGAGAAAAAATGTTTAAAATTGTCATTTTTGCACGTTCAATACCTCTTTCCATTGTTTCTTGAAGAGATATTACATCATTTAAAAGGTTAAAATTAACATTATACACCTCTAAAAGTAGGTGTTTTCCCATTGAGTGCTGTTCCAATTCAATATCGAGCAAAAAATCTATTTATTTTGTTTTTCTTGAGGAGTTTCCCAAAAATATTCGTCAGTATCTCCCAATCTTGACCACTTTAATCCAACTTCTGTACTATAAATTTTTGTTGAAATTTTAAAATCTGGTGTTTTTGGAGTTTCTGGTGTTCTAGATGGACTATAAAGTCTCATTCTATTATTTGGATATAGCACAAATTGCCCATTTTCTAACATAATACAGTTATGAGATTTATGCTCTTCTGGCATTTCGCTAGTGCCACAATCAATTTTATCATTATATGGGTGGTAATTATCTAAACTGAACAAGTATTGACCTTTAAGTTGACCAAAATCTCTTGTACGAACTTCAAAATCTAATTCACCGATATGTTTTTTCTGAACGCACACAACTCCGTAACTCATACAGTCCCAAAATTGTAAGTTGGGAAGGTCTAAATCTAGTTCTGGATTTTTTGGAGACGAGACAAATGCAGAAATTGGCAATTTATCATATAATGCACCATATTCTGGCAAATATGTTTCGAAATAAAAAGAGCGTCCAGGTATCGACTTTGCCGAAATCCAAACACCCTCTACAAATTCTCCATATCCATCTTGAAAATCACGAAGATATTCTTTGCGAATCCACACTTTTTGTGCGGGCAAATTTACAATCAATTGACTCATGCTTTGCCTTGACCTCGGTACTTCTTACGTGCCCCATTGCGACTCGTAGCAGCATATTTAGTATTTCTACCTTCACCTTGTCGAGTATTCTTCGGAATACTCTCAATCTTCATATCCTTCCGACTCTTTTGTGCCATTTTAGTTCTCCATCTAACGGTTTTTATAAGGGGGTTTTTATAAAGTCTCTCAAGCCAATAAAAATGCCTCTATAAGACGATACAAACCTTATAGAGACATTCTATCATAACGTTTCAAAGAAGGTCAAGAAATACCTTCTAGACACTTATCAGATGATTCGTGTCTTTTCGTGACCAACTCGAATCAAAGGGTCACACCAAATCTCATATCCTTGCTCTTTCGCATCCAGACAGAATGAAACATCCTCTCCACACATATCTTGAACTTCTCCAGATTCAAAGACCTGCATCTTCGGTGCAAACCAAGGATACTCAAGACTTTCAAATACTCCCTTCTTAATCAGCACCCATCCAAATCCAGTATAATCAACTGTAAATGGTTTACGACGTTTCTGAATTGTATCCAGTGTCTCGTGATTCATTACACCACCAGACTTACGGAAATCATCTTCTTCTAACCAATGTGCAACAGATGTGGTGTGACCATCCTCAGTGCAATACCATCCAGCAGCAATATCCTTATCCATTGCAACAAGACGATAGAACTTCTCAGTGTCAAAGACAATATCACTGTCAATCCAGAGTTGATAATCATATTGCAGTTTACCATCCCAAGGAATCTGCTTGGGACCTCTGAGAACGTTTGCACCAAGTACCTTGCATCGTGCAAAGTTTACCATACTCGAATAATCTTGACTAATCTGAATACTCGCACCACTTTGTACCAAATCAAAACAAAGTTGTACGAAGTTCTTCAGATAAATGTAAGATACTCCTCGTCCAGGAAGACAAAAAACAATTGACTTCCCACGAATCATCTCCTTTGCTGCTTCTAAATCAAACTCTCCCTCCACAGGTCCTGTGGGAAGTTTTGCTTTTACTGTAAATCCTTTAGCCATAAAATAATTTTTTCGATACTACATTATTTTACCACGACAACTCATTCATTGCAATGGTCTTCGTTCTTATTTAGAGATACTTGAATATCCTTGTCATTTCCCCCAGAAGTCCATACAATTCCTCTGACAAGTTTCAGATTCTCCTGTAAATCACTCTGCGGCACTTGACTTAATATTTCATTGCCTTTTACTGAAATATTATACGTATTCATCCTCTTCTATCTTTCGGAGTAAATCTTCGACTTCTTCTCTTAAACTATGATTGATGACCAATATCTTATCAGTATCTAAACGATGCTGTATCGTATCAATCAACAAGTCTTTTTCGTAATCATCAAAAGTAATTCTCATTATTCTCTCATTTTGTTTTTTATTATATATCATTTTTTTGTTTTTTGATAAACCCATTTACCATTTTCCTTTACCCATGTAGTACCATCAGCACGAGTTCTAATAGTTCCATCGGGTAGTGGTTTTCTTTTTGGTTTATTTTCTTTAAAACTCTTTCCTCTGAACTTAGGATTGTTTGTCTGATAAACCCATTTACCATTTTGTTTTATGAAAGTTCCAGGTTTTCCATTTACTTTTCTTGTTGTAACAGTTCCATCAGGTAATGTATTCCATGATACTCCTTTCAATCCCCTATTCCATGGAGGTGTATTTTTTGGAATTAAAATCCACTCACCATCTTTTTTGATATAATCACTAGACTTTCCTTTTGCTCTCCTAATACTCCCTTCTGGTAAACCAACCATCTCCATGTTTTCTTTATGTGTTCCCCATTTTAAATTTGTATAATGATTATTCCTATTATTTCCATCCATGTGTAATATCTCACTATGTCTTTCAGGATTAGGAATAAATGCTTCCGCAACTAATTGATGAATTGATTTTTTAATTTGTTTATACTTTCCAGTTTCATCATACATTGAGATGTTTATGCATTCATATTGATGTTCTGGATATTTTGAGTGTCCCCTGAACGCAGGTTTTAGATATATTAACCCATTTTCATTAATTTCTCCGTATTTTCCATTCCTATCATATTTTCCAGGTTTGCGATATGCTCTCCCGTCCTCAGTGATATAATACCCAGGATATTGAGTTTCTCTCATATTTTCGGACAATCTTATGGGGGGATAATTATAAACAACTCTTTTAGGATTTTCCTTTGATATTTTCCTTTCTTCTTTTGGTTTTTTCATATATACCCATTTTCCATCTTTTCTGATGTATTTGTTTCCTTGGGTGTTTGTCTTAATAGTTCCTTCTGGGTAATTCATAATTTTATGTTTTAACTTTTTTGGAAAAATTTTTTGGAAAAATTTTTTTATTTGAAAGACAATTACTCTCTCGTTTTCGGTTCGGTGTAGCCTTGAAGGACCCATTAAAATTATATACGGGGGCAACGGTTAGACATAAGAATACAACAACACAAAATATAACTGTCAAACAGTGCTGTTTAATTATAATACACGAAGAATCACGAATACTTTATAATCATTACTGTGTTATTCTAATAACAAACTATATGGGGGGTGTTGTTATAACGAAAGAGCACGTTATA